GTAGTAGCTGTTTCTGATATTTTTATTATTTCATCATTTAGTTTTGCGGCCTTGATTATCTGACCCCTTCTGCTGGGGATCTCCATTAACATGCGCCCCGTTGCCAGTCCGAGGGCTTTCAATTCAGCTTCAAGATTTGGATCAAATTGTATGATTATTTTGGCTTCTTTATTGCCTCTTAATGGATCAAAATTAGAGCTATCTAATAATTTATTAGAATCCAATATATCAAGAAAATCATCATTAAACTTTAATTGTCCGTTTTTATCAAATTCTACAATTGTTTCCCATAAATTATTATTAAAATAATCGATTTCCTCCGGCGCAAAGGCAGCATCATCCTTTCTTTTTATTATAAATTGGATCAAATTGGTACTAAAATCCAATTCATATCCACCCGCACCTGCGACTGGCTTAAGGACTCTTCTGTCAAATCCAAGCATATCATAATGATCTGGGCTGAAATTCCAGCTGACAGGTGGCCCGCCGCCTGTGCCTGCCATGGCGCGAGATGACGACGGTTTTGGAATGTCTATACTTCTAAATTGGCCAAAAGCAAAGTTAAGCACATGGGCATAGCCATACACTTCTTTTAGAGCACTAAGGTCTGGGTCCGATGGCTTTGTATCAATAGCCAATGCTTCCTTAATTTTGCTTAGACTGCCGTAGTTTTTATTGAGACTATCTGCAAATAAAGAAAAAAGTTTTGGATATGTTTTAAATATAGATTCAACAATATGCTTTGGAGAACCAGGGTCCATGTTGCCAGAGCCATCATCAGCCAAACCTAGCTCCATAGAAATTTCAGATATCTCACTTTTTATTTTTTTTATTTCACCTGAAAAATCTTTAGGATCCCAAACAGCCCCTGATGCTATCTTTATCTGGTTAGATAATGCGTCTGATATCTCAATGAATAAATTAAAATAAGCAGAGGTAACATCGTAATATTCTCTAGAGTGATCTTTCAATATTATTTTTGAAACACGATTAACTTCTTCTGCTCCGCTAAAAATATTAGTTTTAGATCTTATTTCTGAAATCCCTGGATCCAAGCTTGGCAGGCCTCCTCCCAAGAGAGTGTTAAATCCGCTTTTTAGCTTGTCGTATGCACTTGTACTTTGCGCCTTATTGAGTGCGGCTGTGCCCCTAAGCAAAAGGTTTAATGACTTGTCAAAATCTTCGGTTAGATCGCTATAACTCATAGCATACTCCTTGTATCATAAAAAGAATTAATTACGCCCCCGGAGGACCGCCACCCATATCTGGACCACCACCCATATCTGGGCCGCCTACGCCCGGAAGGCCCCCGCCAGCATCTGGGGCAGCCCCAGCGGCAGCCTCCTCCCCGGGAGGCTCTATTATCGCCTTGGCCGGATCTAGCCCAGTAAGCTCTGACAGCTTCATATTTCCAAGAACCTGTTGCTCTTTAGCAAAGATTTGCTCATCTATCATCTCTTCGCGGATTCTTCTTCTTTCCTCTTCATAACTTAATCCAAGACTCCTATGAAGGGTTTGAAGTGAAACTTGCTTATTGCCGACAAACTGTCCTACAGATTGGATAAAGTCTGCCATATCATAGAGATTCATATGGTTAAAGTCAATAGTTGGAACAAGCAGTCTTTTTTCTCCGTCTTTATATTCAAAGAAATCTTGAATTTCACATATCGGAGCAAAGATCTTTCTCTCTAGCCACTTTTTCATCATATTTCTAAATATATCATATCTTTGTCTTAGAACTTCCAGGCCGACTGAGGAGCTTGCATAAGTTGCCGCTTCCTGATCCATTAGGGCCTTAGGTGTCATAAGGCCTGCATATAAATTGTTCATTATAAGCTCTATATCGCTAGCGACCTCCAAGGTGGAGCCAGAGAAGCCCGCTCTTTCAATAGTAACCCCAGCATGAGTTACTATTTTAAAATCTTTATCATACTGAGCTTCTTCAAGTACATTTTTAAATGCCTCAATATCAGACTGGGTCGGCCTATATTCGCCCTCCCCGCCAAGCTTAACTAGGGTAAGTGGATTGACCATCCCATCTGCTTGCGCAAACTTTGACTCTCTAAGCTTATCGTATAGCATTAAATCCTTATAAACAGAAACAATTATAGATGTTCCACGAATATCGTATGGAGAGCTTAGCAGTTTTAGGTGAGAAACATTAAAAGCATCAAGAGGTATGTTTTGTCCCTTTTTTACATATGAAAGAATATGCTTTGGAATATGCTTTTTCATGTTTATGTCAGATGGAGCAGTTGAATTAACTATTCTTAATAGATTTGCGTCCGGCCTTAAAGACACAAGAGTATGATTTCCTATAACTGATTTTTTTACATGAACATAGTCTGGATTTAGGATGGTTATCCTATTCCACACTCCCATGCTCTCATCTAGCTCGGAATAAGGAAATGCTTCGCCCATCTTCCAGAATTCAAGTGCTGCGCCATAAACCACTGAATATAGATCAATTCTTTCGGACATCTCCATAAAAAACTGCTGAACTTTTTTGTTCTTACAAGTTATATTTATCTTGCTTATAGGAAAGGAGGCATGTAGATTGATCGCGTTCCTGACAATAGGGTGTGTGTCATAGAATACCCTGTTCCAGGCATTCATAGTTACTCGATCACGCGGAAGATTTAGATTAGCAAGCTGGAAGAGCGGTGAATAAATCTCTGGCGCCATACGGTCTGTTGTAGACGTTGTTGTGGGGCCAACCATTGGTGACGCAATAGAGGCATTCTTTAGAATATTAAGGCTAGCTTTTTTAAAGCCATGACTATGAGCAACGGCAGCAGAAACTGTTGAGTTCTCTAGTGCATCGATTCTTTTGTTTTCTGAGTTAGAGATTTCTGCACGCCTATACTCCGATAGAGATTCTGCAGTTTTTTTGGATATATCAGTCGGCGGCCTGCTCGTTCTTCTTGTCATTTTTAAACTCTCCTCTTAATATTAGCTATAGTTGCTCTTGGCATTTCAATTCTTTTTTCGAGTCCCGGCTTAATACTGAATCCTTTTGTTAAATCAAATTTATAAGCCATATATGCATACATCAAAGCCATAAAGCCATCGTTTGGAACGGGTCCTTTGACGAATGTCTTTACTGGCTGTCCTCCTACGATTTTGATTTTTGATTCCATTGAAGTACAGTGGTCTATTAACCACTCAAGATATTCATAGCTTTTCCAGGGAAATCTTATCTTTCCTTTTCTAAATAAATCTATTAGTTCATCAATTAATAAATCTTTATTATAAGAAATTATTAGCTCATCCTCTCTGTATTTCATTGGATTTGCTAAGCTGCCACTGCCTTGGGCTCCTATAAACCTATCTCTATAAAGCATTTGCATGTCATGCACAACGTCCTGTCCAAAGAACCAGTCAGATACACCTCTGGTGACAGAAAATCTTCTGTACATTTCTTTTATTGTACTCTTTTTGTAATCATATGTATTCTGCCTTAATTTATGGGCATGCTCAACAAGGAGCGTTCCATCTGGCTCGGCAGAAAGAATGACAACGCATGAAAATGATTGACCACCACTAGAATCTGGGTCATCATCTTTGCCTCCCCAGTCAACGCCAAGATAAACGGGCTTTGCGCTGTTTTTTATTGTCTTTGAAAAATATCTATCAGGATCTCTGCATAAGTTATAAATTTCCGCCTTAGTAAGCGGTGAGCCGGCGCCTGAATAAAATTCTCCAACAACTTCGTTCTTCCAGATCCTTTCCGTCTGAGCCGGGTTATTTTCCGGCATAAGCTTTTCTATATTTTCCTTTGTAAAATAAGGTATGTATAGCTGATTAATGTGAAAACCCACAAAGTCGCACTCATCCGGATCTCTTGTGCCCACCCATTTGCCCATTCCGATCGCTTCTACTTTTTTCTGTTTTGTTCCGCACAAGGGGCATTGCACTATATTTTCATATAACCAAATAGATTTCCATCTATCGTCGTCAGGCAAATAAAAGGGATAAGTTTTCTTACAGTTAATACATCCGAGGTGATAATACCTTTGATCTGACATATCCCAAATAGTTGAAAAATGACTATTTTTACTTTTTGGAGTTCCAAAGTAAACTTGGACGCCCTGGCCTACCGGCCCATACTTTGCGGCAGTTAAGATTTTTGTTGCATTTCCAATGGCGTGCCCAAGCATATCCTGAACCTCATCGAACATAGCAACATCAACAGTCATACCACGGATTCTATCACCATCCGTGCCAAGGCTGTCTACCCACAGGGTGCCTGTCTCAAACTGTTTCATTGTAAGATTATCAACAGCATTTGCACTTGCTAGCTTATTATTTTCAATAAAATTATCTTTAGCAGTTCGGATTAGTGTTTCAAGCTTATCTTGTGAAAATTTCTTTACCTGCCCTAATGCGGGGAAAAGATGAATAACGCGAATGTTTGGCTCTGTAAAAAGTCCGCTATTCGTAAAAAAAAGATCAAGCGCACCAGCCATAACTGTTGCACCGACCTGACGGCCCTTCTTTATAACAACCGGCTTTCCGTCTTTCCTCGTGGCATTTAAGGCTATATATCTATATACATCAGACATAAACTTCCAGCCCGAATCTACAATATTAAACTCTGAGCCATCTAGAGTTAAATTATTTTTGCAGAAATGAGCTGGATCAAAATCAAGAAAACTGTTATTAAATTGATTTATTAATTCTTTTTCTTTTTTAGCTTTAGACATATTAACCAGAAGGTTGGGCATGATTGAAGTAGTCTGCAACATCAGACTCTAGCTTTTCATCCCCGTTTTCTGGTATATATTTTACTTCTTTTTTTAAATCTTTATTTGCATTAAGAGTGTTTTCTAGTAAGGCTTTGAATTTTTTATTATCTAGTCTAGACTCTATTTCTTGAAAATTTAATTCTGGGTGGTTTCTACAGTGAGTAATAATAACTGGGACGCTAGCTTCTGGCCTATCAGCAGAGAACTCTTTCATATAGTTTATAACAGACTTCACTTTTGATATGAAATCTGAGTTGCAAGACTTACAATTATATTTATTGCAAGAGCATCCGGAGCACTGGCATGCACCATCACACGCATTGCATTCAGATGCTTTCTTTGAAATGCTTGCATCTTCTGTTTCTTTTATAAGCTCAAAACCAGCGCGATTCCTTATGTCAGCCATTTTTTCTTCAATTGTATCGAAGTCATTTCTCTTTTTAAATATGCTCTGAAGATTTTCGAGATAATTACCTTTTTTTTCTAAAGTTTTTTCAAAATCAGAAATCCAATCAGCTGTAGT